ATAACCTACACCGTCCACGAAATTGTCGACAGAGTAGCCATAAACAGCGCGAGCTGTCTTCAGCAGGCTCAACATGTGAGCGATGTCGCGGGGGTAGAGCTTCGTCTCGCCGCGAATGGTAAACGCGTGGGCGATGTAGCTTCCCCACATGTCGCCGATCATGCCGAATGACCGTTCGGTGTGGCCATGTTCCTTGCTGCGGTCGCGAATTGCCTGACCGGCATCCAGCAAGACATTCTCTGCGAGGGATAATTCGTCAGGCTTGATGTTTGGATTCATTTCGGCTGTCCTTTTTGTGAGTAATAGTAGAGTGTCAACTGCTTGTAGAACGGCATGTCGCTCGTAGTAACCGAAAAGCAGTCAATTCGGTTGATACGCATCTTAGGTCGACTGAAGTAAAATACCCCATCCTTCCAACCAATCATCACGGCAATAACGTGGCCGCTTTGTCCAGCGGCATCAATAATGCGCTGTAGTTCTATAGCCTGCCTCGGCGTCGGACCAAACACGTGGTCCTTGATAATTTTGACCTCAGCGAAAAACGCTGGCAGTCCGAGCGGGATAAGGATCATGTCGTATGTTCCGACAGTATACTGATCCTCGAAGCGGCGAGCATAGCCCCCGCCTTCGTGCATCGACTTCACCATGTCGCGTTTGATGCTGGACTCACTTGTCATGGGGCTTCCTTCGCCATCCTTATCTCTTCGATAGCGTTGTCGCGCGCTTCCTCGATGCGACCGATTGGACACAGGGTGTCCGTTCCTACCGGTAGATTCCCAAATTGCCAGTGGTGCGTTTCGCAAATCGAGGCGGCTCCTGCCTGACCGTATGGTTGCGTGGCAATCACGAATGACTTGATGTTACACCTCATTCTTCGTCTAGCTCCGCTCGTTGTGCCCACCATTCGGTGACCGTGAATAGACGCAGACCGTTCTCGTCGGCGTCACTCATTTCGACCGTCTGGGACTTCGGCAGCCATACTTGCTTCTTCGCTGTCATTGTAGGTTCGATGAGGTAGGCTTTGGCTGTGGTAGTCTCAATTCTGGCTTCGATCTGCACGGTCGGGTCCCCGGGTCGGTACGGCATTTTAACACTCCCTGTGATCTCTGTCAAGTATCTTTTCAGCGCTTGCAGCGCCAACTTTTTCCGCCGCGAGTTGTTACCTTGCGCATTCCGTGGCGCTGACAAACGTCGCGCTCTACGACTAGTTTTCGCTTGAGCTTCGGTGTTAGCTCTTCTGGTTTGGCGATCACCGTGGGAAGAATTACTTCTGTTTTAACTGGTGTTGGTTGGGTTAGTCGCAATGAAGCCGACTTCAACGCCGAGTTGACAGCCGCTTCGCGCCATACCTCATCGAAGTCATCTTCGCCGACGCTTACAGTCGCCGCTACAGTTTGAGGCACGTCATTTCGTGCCGCGAAGACGAACATCAGCGCCACCAACGCTGATCCTCCGAACAGTCCAGCTTTCAGAAAAACCATAGCGTCCCCATCACTACAAGTATGTAAAGCAACAATCCTGCTGCCGCTCCCCACCACCCATTGTAGTAGTAACCCCATAGAATATTTGCTAGCCCGCCAAAGAATATGAGGATGTCAATACGGAGGATATTAATTCTACCTCGCCGATAAACTGGCGCATTCGACCAAAGAACAAAACGATCCCAATAATTGACTACGACGCGCGGGATTTTAATTCTTATTTGCATCGGCGGGCACCGTTTTGAGAATATTGCCGCTCGGGTCGCGAACGGTGCGCGAGCCGTCGCTTTCCACGGTGATAGTTTGAAGATGCGTGCCGTCATTATCACGGAGGTAGGCGTTCGCGCCATTGATTGTGATGGTACCAATGGCCGCGCCGGTCGCCTTGTCGTGAAGCTTTACGGTCTTGGGCATGTTGTGTTGCGCGGCTACCGGAAGTGTAAGAGCGATCAAAATAAGTATAGTTTTCATGGTGATCTCCTGATGGGTGGAGCCGGGGCACGAATGCCCCGGCGTAGTTGTTAGGCGAGTGCCCGCTTGCGGCGGAAGTGATGGAACCCAAACAGGCCCATACAAGCGGCGATCAGGCCCGGAAGACCGGCACCGACGAGCGGACCGGGAACGGCCTGCACCGAAGGCACGAGGAAGAACGACTCCGCGCCGTCGTTGGCATTGGACCACTTGGCGAGGAAGATCACGGTGTCACCAACACCGATATCGCCACGGTTGATGTCGAACCCGCTCAGTGTCCAGTCGGGGAAGCCGGTACCGTTAGCAAGGGTACCAACGACCGTCGGCGTGGTCATTTGGGCGAGGATGGTGTGGTCGGTCAGATTAAGGAAGTAGAACGCTTCCAAAGTCTGAGCGTTGGCACCAGTCTGGTTGAGGTCGATGCCGACATTGAAAGTAGTGCCGGAAGCTTGAGCGAGCAGGAAAGCCCGCAGGATGGAGCCGTCACCAACTTGGTAGCCGGTGCCTTCAACGCCGGAGGCCAAGCTGGCTCCAACGGTCGCGCTTGAGAACATCGTGTACGAACTGACGTTGCCAGTCGCATCGAAGTTGTTGTAGCCGAAGCCTGCCGGTTGCGCGGGCTGATTAGTTCCGCAGATCAAGCAGGGGTTGTTAGTCGGCTGGTTGCCGCCCGGTTGGACCTGAGTTAGCGAAAGTTCGCTGGTCGATCCAGTCGTGGTAAATCCGAGGATATCAGCCGAAGCTGCCCCGGTTAATGCTAGTAAAGCAACAGTCGAAAGTAATAGTCTCTTCATCTCCTACTCCTCATATTTATCCAGCTTGGACCCGTATGAGGCTCGAGCCCAATCTGGACCACTACCCAACCCGAATGGGATGGGAACCGACAATTCTAATTCCTCCGCCACATTTTCGATGCTCTTGATGAGGTCCAATGGACTGTGATCAGGGGCTCGTTGCCACAGCAAACTATCATGGATGGTAAGTAAGATTTGTACTCCATTTGGATACGCATCTTCATATTGGCACGCCCGCAGTAAGCACATCTTGAGGTGCTCGCCGCCGACATTCTGGATAATTCGAGATACGGCGCGGTAAGCGAATCTCGGGTCATCCAAGTAAGCTCGTCGGCCAAGTAGGGTCTTGACATATCCCCTCCGTTTGAAGACAAAAACCGCCGTGTCCTGGAACGTCTTGATCGCCGGGAACGCGTCGGTTAGGAACCTGCGGTGGGCATCGCGGGCCTGTTCAATGGGCCAACGCATGTGCCCCGCAAGGGTGGGAGGCGACATCATCGTTAGCATCCCCATCCCCATTCGCTTAGCCGTCTCGCGGTCTAGTCCGAGGACTTCGGAGGCTCTGTCGTGAATATCCATTGTACCGCTTCGGTACCCGTCAACAAGAGCGGCATCTCCCGAATAGTGAGTGAACAGCCTTGGTTCCTGTTGTTTTGCATCAGCCTCCTCAATGACGAAGCCATCGTCGGGTACAACCAATCGTCTAACAACTCTTCCAACGTCAATATTTCTCTTGGGGAAAGCCTGTAGGTTTGGCTCTGAGCAGGAAAATCTGACACCGGCTACTCCGTAATCGTCGGATTTGGACTGATTGAGAATTGGGTGGACTCTTCCGTTGACATTGTGGGTATCAATAAGTGGCGTGATGAAACTATCTCTAGCTTTCTCAAGACGGCGCACTGCGAGGATTGAGTGTCCAATATCGTTTGTCTCAAGCCATTTCTCTGTAAAAGATAGAGCACCTCCGTCAGTTCTTGCGAATCCTTCATCTGTATATCCATTTGCTCGATAAAGCTGTTCAACTGCCTTTGGTGATCTAACGTTAAATCCCGGAACAAATGCCTTGCTTTTCTCGCCAATTGCGACTTCAATTTCACTTACTACCCTCCCTGCGTATTCGGGGTCGATCTTCATTCCTCGGTTGTGTATTCTCGCAACGTATGGTAGGAGATCGCATTCGAGTGCCCACGGCTTGCGCAACTCATCAGCGTCAAGTATTGGCTGCTGCTTAGCCCATAGCTCAAGGGTAGAAATCCCATCGCCTGTAGCATAGTCAACGACAAGAGGGTGGTCGCCTTCGAGCTTCCAGAACTTTCCCATCTGCTTCTTGTCAGGTAGTCCTCCAAATCGGCGAGCAATCTCAGCATACAACTCGTCCCCTCGCTTAGGTGTCACTTTTCGCCTAATGCAACACTCAGCCAAACCATATCCATTTACAATATCGCTGATAATTGACTCATTGATCATCGTGTCTTCTAGAGGACCGCGGATATCAATGCCGTGTCGTAAACTAATGCGTAGGTCAAAGCCAAGAGCGTGACCAATAGTCCTAAACCCAAGGCGATGACGATCTCTAAAAGCACTAGCGAGATCGCGCTCGAAGTCTTCCGTATTTGGGATGTTCCCGCCACCTTCGTGACGGACGGGGGTATATAGGGAATGGTCGGAGTTGGTGATAACGTATCCACATATTTTGTCGTGGACTGTAAGTCCCGTTGTCTCCGTATCGTAAGCAATAGGTCGGGGTTCATCGCGAACTATCCTTAGCATTAGTTGTGGGTCAATGCCCTGCTTCATGCTTTGCCGCTCATTTCTGGCTGGCCCTCGAAGCGGGCGACTACTTCCTTCATCATGTTAACGATGTCCTCGCGCTTGGCGTTGGACACATAATTGGTGCGCTGTCCTTCGGGGGCATCAAATGGCATCACCAGCAGCACGAAAGCCGTGCGCTTCGGTTTTTTACCTTCATTAAATGCATCGTCCAACACTTCAGCCAATGTGTTGAGGAACCGCCTAGTTTCGTCAATGCTGCTCATATTCGCCCCTAAAGATGCGGGGGGCGCATTTGCGCCACCCACGGTGGAAGATCGCAAGGCTAGGTTTATTTCCCTGAATGCCCGCTCCCGCAAAGCCATGTTCAGCGGATTGTTTAGCGCCGATTGTGCCGCTAACAGCGCCTCCCGCGTATCAGCACCCTGCACCCTAACGTTCCCCCGCTGAGTTGTCCCGTCAAGGATCGCCGGGATTAGAACGGTATGTCCTTGTCGTTGATGTTCTTACCCACGGTGGTCTTGTCGAACACGGGCTCGTCCTGGCTTTCGTCGTTGGCCACCCAACCACCCTTGCTGAACTGCTCGAACAGATCGCTGCAGAGTTTGGCGTTGTGTTCGTCGGCGAATCCCGACCCGGTGTAGATAAAGTTAAAATAGGGTCCCTCGGCTCCCTTCTGCTGGATCGAGCCGATGTCGTACACCTGACAGAAATGCGGCACCGGTTTGGAGTCAATCTTCGACAGGAGTTGCTGCATCGGCTTGATGCTGGATCGGGTGTTGATAATGATGGAGGGGCTCAGTTCCGGGTAGTCCGGCAAGTACCACATCATGTTGTAAGTGAGGCTCGCTGCCGGGGCCGAATTGTTGTCGCCCGGGATCGAGGTCCCGAACTCGGCCAGCCCGCTTTCGGCCACGGTCTTGGCCGTCCGATAGGTCACTTCGGTGGGCGACCCCTTGGGCTTGACGCGGAACTCGGCGTCAGCCGGGTCCCAATGTACTCCGTCCATCGCGCGGGCCAGAATACCTCGGTCGTCGTTCCGGGGAGCCCAAAGGACGTAGGACTTCTGGATCAGAATGGGGATTGCCTTGATAGTTGGTCCCAAGTTCTGCTGCGCGATGGTGTGCCAAAACTGACCGGCTTTGGCTTCCTCGAAATCTTGCAGTTCAGGCGAAATGGCCTGCATCAGCTTGATCCGGGGTATAATGCGATCGGTGGAGTCTACGTTACCGATCTTCGCCTTGGCGTATCCCTGCAAGTGCGCGGGTACGTCGTTACGTGCTTTTGCTACGTCGCCCATTATTTCACCTTTGTGATCGATGTGTAAGTCATGATGTTCGTTGTGAACGTTGGCGCTGGTAGTTCCGTGCCGTCCTCGTTCAGTTCCTTGGCCAGCGCCCCAAGGGTCTGAGCGTTCACTGTCTCTTGAATGACGCCGCCGTGGCCGTTCGCGCGGAGCCAGCCGAATCCCTCGCCCTTGTCGGGCATGGAAGCCGACCAGCGCGTCCCAAGAGTGACGCGGCCTACGCCTTCGACAGTGATGGATTTGACTTTGTGTGCCCGCATGACTTCCGGCACCTGTTCGCGCGACAGCTTGGTCTCGATTTGCTCGAGCGCTTCGCGGGACTCTTTGATCTTTGCGGTCAGGGTTCGAAGTTGATCGTAGTGTCGGATCACTTCGATATGGTCTTGGCTCGCCACCACTTGGTCGGTGTCCTTACGGACATTGCTGGTGGCGGAAATGAGGCCTTGACATGCCTCATACAGTTGGTCCATGGTATCTGGTGACATCGTTACCTCGTTGCACCGGCACGGGTATGTGCCGTATCTGCAGCGTACCACGCCCCGGGCCGCCTGTCAA